GTTTAGTAACTGAAGGATCAGTCATAGATGCAACAAGCATAATTGTCTGGTCATCTACTTTGTTAAACAAATCTTTACGAACTACACCGTGTGTACTAACACCGTCAATAGGTCGAGGATCTAGGATTACACAAGCGAATGGTTGTATACCTTGTTCCAAAAGTTTTGGATAGCTATGCTTAACACAGAATACTTTACCATTTGTTTTGGCAATACGATCCTTAACTTCCCACCAATCTGTACTATCGCCACCAGAAACAATGATAGCAGTCTCGTTGTTAATCTTGCTTGTTTTAATCCAATCAAAATCTTTAATTAGTTTCTTGTTCTCAAGGACATTATTAATGATTTCTTCTTTAGGACGAGAATCTTTTGGTGTGACAACGATGGGAACACGTGTAAGTTCGTCTGGTATTTTCGGAAGACCTTGCTTCATAGCGACAAAACAAAGATGTGTTACACCGCCACCTAGTACTGCATCAGAGGAAGGTAACACAACCTTACCATATGCTGTAATCTCTTTCATAAGCTGGTTAACACCATCGTTCTCTGGCATAACACCGTTTGCATCCTTTGAAAAGTAATCATCAAACACAAGAATAGGTACATGCTTTAGATTTTCAAAGTCAGACTTAACTGTTTCGTATGAATGACCACCATCAATGTATGCAAAGTCTGCTTTCTTGATAGACTTGCAAGCCTTGAGTGTTTTCTTTGTGTCACCTTTATGTAGCTTGAACGTAAAGATTTTACCCATTGGTTTCATTTTACGTGCGAACTCTTCTAGTCTGGCTTCAACAGCTTGCTTAGAGTTATGTGGCTTGCTGTTCAATTCAATGTGATCTAATTCTGGAGTGGCTTCTTCAAACAAATCAAAGCCAGTATAGTGTACCTTGTCTGTGTATTGAAATGCTGCAACTGCCATTTGAATAGCACGTCCACCATTCCATGTACCAGTCTCTACAATATTACTAGGCTTGTAGAAAGTAATAAGATCTAGCAATTGCTTGTATCGTTTAGGACCATTAACATCAGGTGCCACAGTTGTATTGCTAACCTTTGATTTTAAATTACCTTTGAAGTGATCAAAGTATTCTGACAAAGGTGACTGAGCAAACGCTGCCAAACCTTTGACACCTTCAGATAGATTGTTAGTTACCATGCCATGTGCTTTGTAGATATTAAGCAGACGTTCAAAGATAAACCCATCATGCCACTCACGATAAGCAACTACTTCGCCAATAGTGTAAGCACCTCTAAGGTCAGCAAGGAGACTGCAAGTATTATGAATGCCCAAGTTAAAGCCCATGAAACTTGTTTCGCTGTAGTCTGCATCTGTTCTTCCTAAATGTACGAGGTCTGCTTTTTCAGGCAACCATTTTTTAAATTGTTTTACATCAAGCCGTTTTGTTGTTACCGTATCTGCATCTAACCAGATCATCCAAGTCTCGTGATCATCTTGCTCCATAATTTCAAAGGCAAGGTCAGTCATTGCATACACTTTATGACACCACTTGATTGCATCAAGCCGCCAATTGTACTGCATCTTACCACCTTCCGTACCATCATGAAACTTCATACGCTCACGATACTCAAGCATTTCTTCTACGTCATTAAGATTGCGATACTCAATGTTGTCAGCCATAGGGGGAGACACACTTTCAATATCAAAGTCATGGTAGTAGGCCACGAGTTTAAACTCTTTTGGGTTCCATTTATCAACCACGCTTTCCAGCATGTTCTTGGCGTACTCATGGTATCCACTCTCACTAAACGATGTAACAAAAGTATACATTAATTATCTTCTCCTAAAATAAAAGTCTTCTTCTTTAATTCTTTCCACTCTGCAGCATAGGCAATATCAGATTGTCTCTTTGGTTCCCACTCAGGTTCAAACCAAGGACCGCCTGTTGTAAAGTGTACGTTCTTAGCATTCATAGCTTCAGGAGACCAGCCATCTAACCAGTTCCATTCTTCACTGATGGCACCAATCTCATCGTCTTGTAACCAACCAAAGCCATGAAGCCAGCTACCTGGTTTTAAGTTGGCATCGTCAACAGTAAGATTAAGATTAGACTTATGAGAACAATTCCAAAGAACAAAGCTAGACCAGTTCTTCCTGTTATAGTTCTGTTGAACTTGATTATCCATCTTCACAGTTGCTGTTGGATTATAGTTATGATGTACACACTGAATAGCATATTGAGAGTTCTTAGTATACTCATCAAATAACTCTTCGATGTTAGTCCGAACAAACATATCTGAATCCATAAACAAAGCCCACCCACTATACTGATTCATGGCAGGTATTAAGAACCTTGTAAAGGTAAAGTCTGTACTAAAAGGACGGCAATCAAATTCGTCTACTCTTGCAACCTTCTCACCACCTGCAATATCAAGTCTTACTGTACGGCGATATAGGCCAGCACGTCTTAGTGAGGTTTGTACAAGAGGAATAATATCATACTTATCTGTATAACGTAGGATAGATTCTCTGAGAACTTCATATGATTGGTACTCACGATCATCATATCCTACGTATATAACTGGCTTCTTATTGCTAAACATAACACACCTTTGGTTGTAAAGATATATTATATGACATTTGAATTACAATGTCAAGCTTTTTTTTATGCCGCATTCAAGTCAACTACTTCACAGACACCTGCAGTACAAGCCAACTCACGTCCACCTGATGTAGTGTCTTCCTTTTCAAAGTCACTCAGCTTAGACCAGTTAACATTCTTTGGCATCTTAGCTGACCAATCTTTGTATGCAGCAGAATCAATGTCCTGATAAGGTGCTTGTGCATAAACATGATCATCAAAAGGAAGGAAACTAATACCTGACACCTCATCGAAATGTTTATACACCCAAGCACCCACGGTCATCCATTCCGATTCCTTAACTGAAATTGTTACGCTAGGCTTATGTTCGCACCAATGTCGTTGATAGGTAAGCCACAACTCTAGCTGTTCAATGGCAGTCATTGCAGTGCGAGTAATAGCACCTTGAGGTGACTTCATTGGGAAGCTAAACACTGTAGTGCTTTCTGGTTTATTTACATCAGGCTCCGCTGGGATACCTTCAGCAATCAAGAACTGTGTTAGTGGATCTTTGTTGTCACCACGAACAGTACGAATATAATATTCATTGTGACGTGCATGAATGCCTGATGCAGCATCAGTAAGCTGAGACACAGTACCACTAGGCTTTACACAAGTAACAGCAGTTGACTGTGGGATGTCAAGCTTCTTTGAAATATCTTTGTTAGTCACTACTGCTTCTTCACGTAGTAATTCGAGTACAGTTTCCAGTGTACCACCGATCTGAGATGTTAGTTTATTATCCATGATACCTGTCAAAGACACGCCAAGCAACCGTTCTTCTTCTGTGTTCTTCTGCCAAATCTTACGAAGATACTTGAAGTTAGTTAGTGTAGCTTGGAATGTACCAAGGATGGTAGCAAGCTTAACCTTCTCACGAAGTGTTTCAACTGTGTCGCTCTCTCGTACCACAACCTCTGACAAGTTACAGAACTGATAAGGACGTAGGATAATCTCTGAGCAAGGGTTACAACCAAAGTCATGATCAGTATCACGTCTACCATTCTTAGCTGCTTGCTTGATAGCTGCTTGTCTATTAAAGATACCACGCTCACCTGAATGTGATTCGTAAAGTGACAACCACTCACGCATGAACGTACCCATCTCTGGCTTTTCTTTGTAAGCTACAGAGTTATTAGCCAAGGCACGTTGACCTTCACGTTTAATTCCAGGCTCATCCCACCACTGCCCTGACTTGGCATGTCGCATCTGATCATCGTTAAGATTGGACAGGCTGATAAGGGCTGATCGGCGTACACCGCCTACCACTACAACCTCACCAATCTTGCACATGATATCATGGCATTCAATAGGATATAGTTTACGTCCTGCTGCACCCTTAAATTTCTTAATACAAAACTCAAACAACTCAATCAACGGTTGAGGACCTGATGCCCTACCACCAAATGTCTTGAGCCTTGCACCTGCAGGACGCACTTCGCTGACATCGAACTTGGGAACCTGACCAGAGTACAACATAAAGATAAGTTCTTTCAATGACTTAGCCCAGCCTGGACGTGAATCACCTACCTTAATTACTGTATCTGTGTCATGAAAATCTTCATTAACTGTTGGTAGTTTGTCAACGATATGTCTTTCAACAGAGAAGCCTACACCTGTACCACACATTAGAATGTACATTGTTTCGTCAAAGGCACGAGGGCTATCAACTGGTACGTAAGAACAATTGTATCCACCTACATGACAACGATCTAAGGCAGGACCTGCAGTCATTAATGCTCTCATACTTGGCATAATGTTTTGGTTTAATACTGCTTCTTCTAGCTTGCTACGTAGATCTTTTGTTATATCATATGAATAATTTTTCTTTAGATGATCTTGCATATAATCAAAGTATCGGCTTACTGTTTCAGTCCATGTCTCACGGCGTTGTTCATCTTCTTTCCAACGTGCATATCGTGACAACGCAATAAAATTTTGGTAGTCTGTAGGTAAAATATTATTCATGTATATCTCTCCGGGATTATAGTGTGACGAAAAATAATAGTATCACAAACGAATATGAATTACAATAGATCTAGTGACCAAGAATAGCATTTATTCTCTTACGAACAAAGTCTACCTCACCAGATTTAAGTACACGAAAAGCAAATTGTCTCATGTATTCAGGGTTTACACCTGCACTATCACACACTTCAGTGAAGTCTTCTGCAGTTACACCAACAGATGCAAAGAACCATGCTATAGCCCTGTCTCTTTCTAGGACTGCATGTTCTGGTTCTCCGTTGTATGAAGGCTTGGTTGCGTCTAGTAATGCTTGAAGGATAACTGCCAGATATAAAGTTTTCTCTGGGGATGATATACTTACTTGGGCATCACTAGACAGTACGAGATTAATTTCCGTATCCATCATCAGGTAAGCCAGTCCTGTGGTATCTCTTCGTTTAACTTACAGAACTTGAACTTATACTTATCACACCAATCTGCATACGTCATCTTACCACCCTTGTAAAGTTTACGGTAAGGGTTATCAAATATAAAACGTATATCAATATCAGGATGTTGTGATCGAATAAACAGATGTTTCTTTCTGTCCTCTAGCATGAACCTGCCTTTGACTTCAAGTATAATACCATTTGGTAACAGGAAATCTGGTATGTATTTCTTGTTCTCAAACCATTCATATGCAATGGGATATGGTTCATACTTGAAGTCAATTTTATTCTTAGTTAACTGTTCACTGCAGGAAAGTTCTGAGTTGCTTCTATACTTATGTGAGTATGAGTTTTTTCTCTGTCTCTTGGTAGCCTTCTTCATGCAGCAACTTCTTCCACATTTGGTAGCTTGGCAGTAACTGTAAGATAACGAACACCGTTAGAGTATTGGAAGGCACGTAACCCCATACCGCCATTCGCATCTGCCCAACATGATTTCTTAAATGGGCAGTACACACAACCAATAGCAAGCTTACGATTACCTGATGCTCCGTCTGCCTCATCAGTGTAACAGCGTGGTGGTGGAGTATCCTTACCAACAACTGATTTAAGTTCACTGATACGATCACTAGCATTGATCATTTGCATTGAATGAACTTTCATCAGAACAAGCTCTGCAGATGATTTATCTATTGCGAAGAACGCTGCTTCATCGTCACCCTGGGCTTCTGCATACCCAGAAATCTGAGCAATATAACCAAAGGGATCATCAGTAGACAAGGTACTGTCCTTGAATTTCTTAAAAGCATAGGGCGATGCTGACTTGACATCTACTAATACTCCATCAATGCGACAGTCTGTGTGGCCTTTGATACCGTCCACCTCGACAGTCTTTTGTTGTTCCGATACTTCATGGTTTGCTAGTTGTGTAAGACACAGAAGCAATGATTCAAGAATATCACCAAACAAAAACTTAATCTTTGTTTGACCAGTGATAGGCTCACGGTTTGTATTCTTCATGTCATACCATACTTGACGTGAAGGCTTTCCAATCTGTGACATACGTAATGTTGGATTAGAGTTGTCACGTTTTTCTGTGACAGCCCTAGTTATTGCTTCCATTACTTCTGTACCACACTTATAGATTGCATCACGTTTCTTAACTGTTACGTTATCAATACCGTCTTCAAGTGTTTTATAGATATCATCTATTAGTGTGTCAATATGAGCCATTAGCTTTCCTTTTGTTTTAGTAACCTAGTCAAGTACCAGTTTGCTTTAGCGAGGTCTTCATCTTTATTCTTGTAACTCTCACGCCATGTATACTTGATATTGTTTCCTTTACAGTAACCACGAAACTCTTCTGGGGTTAGTGCGGCTTCAATTGCTTCAATGCATTCTATACCTGCATGATTGTAGTGAGGTGGATTGTTTACCATGTCAACATTAGCACCATTCTCAATAAGCTTCTTCATGTATGCTTCATGCCTCATACCTCTTCCTCTTCATCTTGATCTTTTAAAAACTGTATGTCAGTAATGTAATAGTATCCTGATGCATGGACAAACCTAAGTAGTAGATCTTGTAGTTCCATCCATGTTAGAGCAGAACCCTTAACAACTGTTTCGGTTCCCATGATTGGATCACGCTGAATAAGTTCATACTCTTCTGTATATTCGTTCATGTTTTTCTCCCTGTAAAAATCTGGCGTACCCACCGCAAACTCAAGCCAGACCGCAGCCATTCACAATGATGCTGCTCCCTTGGTACTACTTAGCTATTGAAAGGAACCTCTTCAGAGATACTGTCTGATGCAGAGTAACCTGATTCCACAACAGGCAACTCATCGTCTGATGGATCAGGCAACTCTTCTAGCTCCAGAAGCTGTACCTTTTGTAGGTCTGCACCGATACCTGCGTTACCTTTATAACTCCACTCATATGTTCTGTACTGAACATTAACAACAGAAGCAGGACCAATAAAGTTTTTATCAGATGCTAGGATACGCTTGTTGTGATCAACAACTTCAGGTGCCTCGTTTGGATTGCCGTTAGACTTAGTAACCTTACGTTTGATTGTAATGAAATCACCACGCTCGTCACCCTTGTTACGCCACTTCAAACCATCAGCTTCTACGATAGCTTTATTAGCTTCATCTAAAGAAACGTCAATAGACCAGGTTGGTTCAAAAGTAGTATTCGCTTCATGAACAAATGCCCAGTATGCTTTACCAGAAATAACACTCATTGTTTTTATTCTCCTTGTTAAATGTGATTCAATGATCACCGTCTTGATTTTAAGTATTATGCCACACTAAAATATTAATGTCAACAATTAATGTGTCTCTGCCCAATTATTTCCTATTTTAAATTCACTATCTAGGGGACAGTTTACTTTGAGTTCTTCTTCAACAAACTTCATTGCATCTTTTGTAATCCTTCCAAGCTTATCTGCATGTAATGTATTCACTTCAAACTGGTATTCATCGTGGATACTAGCAACAAGTTTATAGTCTATCTTTTCTCTCTCTGCTAGTAGTATTATTTTACGAAGCCAAGCCTTACATATGATTGCACCTGCTCCTTGTAGTAGGAGATTAACAGCGGCATGTTGCTGTCTGACAACTAATAGTCTGCCATCCAGACCACGAATGAAACCTTCTTGTGCAGCTTTGTCCACTGCATTACGAAGACGTTTCAATGCTGGCATGTTTGACATAAACTTATTCATGACTGCTTGTCCTTCTCTGGCACCACCGCCTACGATGGAACCAATCTTTGCAGGACCTGCACCATAAATTAATGCATAGATAAATGTCTTGGCCTGATCTCTAGTTTCTAGTCCGGCATTCTTTTGATTTGCTGTATGAATGTCACCATCTACTACCTCTTTAGTAAACTCAAGGTCATCCATATAGTGTGCTAGGCATCGTAGTTCTAAACCTGACGCATCACAACCTAACAGTTTGTACGAAGGTGAAGTAGTCTTCCACACTTCTCTGCACTCTTTGCCGTAGGGAGAGTAAACGGCAGGTATCTGTGCCATGTTAGGACCGTGATGCGCCATGCGTCCAGAGATGGCTTTCAATGTCATCACACGCCCATGAACTTTACCATCTTCTTGGACTACATCCAGCCATGATTTAACCTGTGACACCCGCTTCTGAAGGAGAAGATACCTTGCAATCTTTTGTGCTTCAGGTATGTCCACATTCTTTAGCGTACCTTCATCCACAATTGGATGTCCAGTAGGTGTATGTTTCTCAGGCTTCCAGCCCTTCTCCATCAGACGAAAGGCTATCTGTTGGCGAGAACCTGGATTGAATACCTCAACCTTATCCTGCAACCTCTTGCCTGTCTTCTCCGAATATCTTTCATGAACAATGGGCGGGAAGATTTCCTGCATCTCTTGTTCGATATCCGCAGCTTCTTCTGCAAGTTTAGCTACAAGGATAGAAGCCTTTGGTATATCAAGACTGAATCCATTCTTCTCTTGTCGATCTATTATTGCACGAACATCATGCTCTAGTTTGATAGACCTAGCAGAGAACTTCTGTAGTTTAGGCAACAGGTGTTTGTATAACTTAATAGTTACTTCAACATCCTGTCTACAATACTCTAACATCTCCATGTTAAACTGAGAGAAGTCAGAGTAATCCATTTTGTATTCCCCTAGTCTTTGACCCCAAGCTTTCAAGCTATGTCCATTATCTAGGGAAGGTTCTACAATCTGTGATAGTATAAGAGTATCACGTATCTTAGACAGAGGTATCTTAGTATCAAGAAGATTGTTTAATACTGGTGCATCAAATGATACGCCATTGTGCATAACAATAACATCATATGTAGATAGTAATCTAGGCAGGCTGTCAAAGCCATTGTTATTTTCATACCACTCAAACTTCTCTCCTGTGTCTACATCTTGACCACATACACAGTGTACTATCTTTGCGTCAATACCATCTGTTTCAATGTCAAGTGCTATACGTTTCATAGTTCTATCAGTATCGCTTTCTCATAAGGGATGTGAAAAAAGTGTTCGCCTTTTTTAATGTATCTTCCTTTAGCTTCTTTAACTTCTGACGCTGCAACTACATCATCTTTGATACGCCATGCAGCCTTGAGGTCAGAACGAAGAATGTAAAAGTTAAAGAAGGAGTTATCTTTTCCAATTGATTTAACCTTATTGATTAGCTTGTGTTTACGATAAGGTATTCGTATCTCTTTCCAGTTAGGATTCCAATCACCGTTCCATGAGAACTTAACCTCAACCTCACTGAAGTACGAATTATAATTCTTTTCTGATTTAATGTCAACAGAAAAATCTTCTTCACTATCAGTAATTGTATGACCATTCTTAATTAGATAGGCCATGATCACATCTTTAGCTGACTGATCTGCGAGTTGGTATCTGTGCTTTGAGAACGGTATGTTCACTGCACCTTTGATCGGCTGTAACATTATATATAATCTCCAATGTCTGGTTCATTTGCTTTGGCATCGAAAGGATTATCAATCTCTGCCATACGTCCTGTAGTCTTGTCGTAAAGAAGGTATGTAGCCACACCAGTTTCACCTGCGTAACGGTTCTTCAGGACACGCACAGTCGTTGTGTTGGCTGCTACAGGGTCATCTGCCTGTTGATCACGTTCAAGCCCTATGACAGCATCTGAAAGCTGGGCAATGCTATGTGATCCACGAAGCATAGACAATGATATTTCTTTACCTTGTTCTGTTCCCTGATCACCAGAGCCACGGCGTAGGTGTGATACCAGAAGCATACCACACTGTGTCTCTTCTACAAGGGAACGTAGCTTGGTCATCAGCATGTCAATGTTCCTACGCTCATCACCATCGTCCAAACCTGACACCAAGATAGATAGGTGATCAATGACAATGAACTTACAGTCCATAGCTTTGACCATGTAACGTACACGAGACAGGATCTCATCAGTTGTGATAGATCCAAAGTGGTTGAAGGATATTAGTCGTGGGTTCTGGATTGTATCCTCAATGTATGGCTGAAGCTGATCCCTTGTATACTTCTTACGTTCTTCTTTAATGAAGAGCCTATCGTTAGCAGGGATGGACATCAGATGGAACATAGTCTGCTTCTTGTTTTCTTCCAAGTGAATGATGCCAATGTTTGCATCTGTATTCTTTAGCATGTGGTACTCTAGTTCGTACATCATGCTCGTCTTCCCGGCTCCTGTACCTGCAGTGATGGTAACGAGTTCACCAGTACGCATTCCATATAGCTTTTCATTTAGTCCAGCGAAGGGATACATTACAGTTTCATTATCATCTTCTTCAAATAGTGAATCAATATGATCACACAAACGAATGATACCTGCAGGTGTGTAAGGTGATGCTGCCCACCAGCCACGAGTAAACTCTTCACGTTGGTTCTGCTTCAGGTATTCGTTAGCATCTTTGAGTTTCATGTCCATGATCTTACATTTCATAGGCTCAAAGATTTGTGCAATCTTATTTGCAGCTTCAATTCCTGGACCGTCATTATCGAAACAGATCACAATAGTTTCAAAAGAGTTTAGGAAATCATACTGTGCTTTAACATCACGAACAGAACCTTGTGCGCCTGTCTTAACAGATACAACAGGCCACTTAGAACCAAGCAGTTCGTAGGCAGACATAGCATCTACCTCACCTTCACAGATTGTAATGTACTTACCACCCTTGTTAAACTTTTGCTGTCCAAACAAGGCTGCGTTAGTTACGTTACCTTCACAACGAAATGTTTTGTTCTCGACTGTTCTTGTTTTGTTAGCGACAATACTCTTGTCATTATCGTAGTATGGGTAGTGGTGTGCCATGACATTACCATTAGCACCAAGAGTTACCTTGACACCAAAGAACTCACACGTTTCTTTCTTGATACGGCGGTCAGCAATAGGTGCGAACACACCCTTATCTGTAACAGGTACATAGTTCTTCTGAACTGGTATGATCTGTTGTTGTGCTGTCGATTCCATACTGTTAGCCTTCCAATGTTTATCACATACGAAACAATGCTTGTGTCCATCTTGGAACACAACCCTACCATCAGACGATCCACAATCACATGCTTCACGTCTTACTTCTATGTCAGATGCATTACGATCCGTCATCATTACCTATTATCTCCCGAACCTTGTAGTGTTCCCTTACGCTGACGCTCTGCCAGCTTATACATATTATCTTTAGCTACGTCCTCAAGGCTTACACCAATTACATCTGCCACTGCAGCAACATACCAAAGTACATCACCAAGTTCACTGATGAGTTCTTTTTCCTTCTCAACTGAGTGACCATCCCTAATGAACTTCTTTACCTTGTTAGCAATCTCACCTGCCTCACCTGCCAAACCAAGGGTGGCATAGTATACACCCATGTCTGTTGGAAAGATAGCAGTTTTCATAGCCAACTTTTGATAATCATTCATGTTCATTTTGTTTTCTCCTAGTTCATATGCTTATGTTGAAAGTAAGTTCCGTATAGTTCACCCTCATCAAAGATTTGTAACATATCATTTACAATGACGGCATCGTATCCCATAGTCTTGGCTAAGTATGCCCTGTCTTCCATGAACTCTTTGATGTTGTCCACACCTTCAATGACTGATACTTTCTCTGCTGTTTCAAAATAAATCTTATGATCTCGCTGCATCTAGTATCTCCTTCTTGACAAGTTCAAGCATAAAGATCATGTCAGGTGCGTCATTAACTGCAAGGCTCATAAACAACTGATCGTCTTTTGTCCAACCAAGAATCATTACATCTCTAATGTCTTGCTCTAGTGCCTTACTGAATGCTTCCTCTACACTACGATCAATCTCTCTTTCATTATTGTCATCTACTACACTGAAAAGATTGATAATTTTATTTTCATCGTCCGACATAATCAGGTTCCATCCATTCTCTTGCAAACTGTTTTGCTTCTTTGTGTGTAGGTCTTGTAAAGAAACCAGTTAGTTTATTGTTACGGTATGTTTCAATGTGATATTCTTTTGATCCTCTGAAGTCTCTTCCTGGAATTTCAGATGCTTTTAGTTGTTCAGATAGTTCATACCATGCTTTGAATACCTTATATCTTTTCATCTTTCCACACCCATGACCCAATCTTCTGCCATGTTTTCCATGTACTGTTCTGAATGACCAGCCAGATTAAGTTCTTCAATGATGGCTGCGTCTTGTATCTTTACTATAGTATAGGAACCATCAGGCTCTTTGAAGATGCTTGCTTTTCTATAGGAGCCATCACCCCTAGAGCAATCTGCATCACTATAGAACTCATGTAATAACATTACTCAACATCTCCTTTACGCTCTACAATTTTAATGAACCTTTTAATACCGCTTTGTGCTTTCTCTAAGCTGTCGTGAATGTTATCAAGTAATTTACTTTCTGTCAAGGACAAAGTGTTTGATGCGCTGATAGCTTTGTCAATTGCACTCTTAACTTTCTTGAAGTCTTCCATCTTATTCATTACCTTAATTGTCATCTTCATCTCCTAAATTAAACTTGAACTTAACTAAGCTATGTGCTTCTTCTAGGTCTTGCATCTCAACCATTGACACCATTCTCATGCCACCCATGTCATTGTACATTGCAGTCCGTAACACAGAAGTAAGTAACTTGTCCATATCCTTTAATGCTTTCAACTGTGAAGGCTCAAGAAGATCAACGTGCTTCTGTTTGATTTTCTTTTCTTGCTCACGTTTCTTTTCCCAATAGGCCATGCGTTCATCACTCGACATGTTCTCATATTTCTTAGCCATCTTGTTTATCCTTTTCAGCTAAACATTTTTCTAGGTTCTCGTGCAGTTCTGCAATATGAATGTATGCATCCTGCAAGCTCTTCTGCAGCTCATGTATGTTCTGCATAAGTATTTGTTTTTCTGTAATAACTTCAGTCATCCCACAGTGCCTTGTTTATTGAATCAACATAGTCGTTTGTATCTGCCATGATATCTTCTGCTTCTTCCTTGGCAAGTTTCTTTGCTTCCTTCGCATCGTATCCTTCGTCAATGTATTGCTGATACAAATCCCGAAACAAACGCTTGCGATCTTTTTCCCATAGGTTGACAGTCATAGTCCTAGTTCCTTTTTTAATTGATGTTTGTTTATCTCATCGAAATCTTTTAAGTAATCTTCAGTATCATTGAGGAAGGAATTGATTTCATCAATGTCGATTTCGTTTGCAGATACGGCTGCGACTGTCTCTACATAGTCAAGATCGGTTGCAGATATTTCATAGTGATTATTATATTTTCTTTTTGTCATGACATTACCCTTTCTTTATCTGACAAAAATTAAACTTAGCGTTCCTAATATAGCGAACACCAACATAAATAGCATCATACAATACATAATCCAGTATGTCAATTTATCTTTCTCCTTGACATGAAAATTTTCCAGGTGTATAATCCTCTTTAGAGAAAGAAAGAAGATAATAAAAGATAATATTAATTACCTTTGTATCCTTTATAACCTTTATAGTCCTCTATTACGGGTGGGAGTTTCTTCCTGTTGAAAGAACCTTTACCCTTCTTAGGTGGCACGACACTAGCCCTACGCCTTGATAGGGCAACTGCTCTAGCGATAGGATTGATAGGGCTAATGCGTTTCATTTGTTACTCCTGTAGTCCGTGGTCAATATAATTTCTAACAGCGTAAGCAACGTCATGTATTGCACATCTTGTATCTGTTGGTGTTATGCTCAAATGTGTACGGTTTTGTCTAATAAATTCGTATGATTTGTTAGACCACAGTTCTTCTGCTAAATCTTCTGGCATGGTCTCTCCTAGATATACTTGTGATGCAAACCTGATATCATCAACAGTAATTTCTGGATCATACATAGGCATGGCTCACCTCATTTCTTCGTTGATGTAGTACACTAAGGAATCATCGTCAATCAGATCCGTAAGGTATTGATGGATTGATTCCTTCAATGCGTCTTCTTCATGTCCAATGTCATCGAACTCTATGTAAATTGTTACTGTTGTTTTAGACATATCAATCCATCCTTGTAATGTAGTAACCGTCAGTCGTAGGCAGTGCAGTGATTGCGTACTCATAGAAGTATACGTCACCATCCCTTGTCTTCATCTTGGCAATCCAAGGAAGGTCATCGTCATCTTCATGTTCGCTGCAGTAGTTGCCATCCTCAGTCACATAGCCACCAAACTTGTACAGTTCACCGAAGCCGTAGCGATCAGCCATCCATTGTACAAGATCATCCGATACTCTTGATTCCAAACTAAAGTTATACTCAAGAACCCAATGAGGTAACAACCCTAATGCCTCTTGGATTTGTTCACGAGGTGCATCAAATACTTTACTATTAATATCCATGTCTGTGTCTCCTAATCACACGATGTTTGTCTTGAAATAATCACTGTGTATACATCAGAACCATCACGTTTGTCAACCCCTTCATTGATAATTCTTGTGTCATATCCTAGTCGAGGATAACTGTTGAAGTAACTTGTGATCTTCTGATCTAAGATTTCTTTTGTTGGTGCTTCCATGTGTTCCTCTATCGTCTTCATCCCAACCTCTCCATAGTATGCAGTAACTCATTCATTTCCTTACGAGAATATGTTTTGTTATCTTCCATTCCTTCGATCATAAACTTAGTTACCTTTGCAATTTTGTGAATCCTGGAAATTCTAATCTTCCAAACGTGACGTTTGAATGAGATAGATGTGTACAAGTTACCACCAATTACACCAAAGATACCTGCCTTTCCATGTCTCCGCAGCTTCTTGTACTCTAACAATCGAAACCTTCCTAAACCTACGTCACCTTCCTTGATCACATCCCAAGGCTTGGCGATGAAAGACGGTGCAACCCAATCACTAGCAACCTGAACAGGCATAATCTTCCAGCTTGTTCCGTCACGCTCATTGATCTTTTCAATTCGGCCTTTCATTTTCTCGCTTACTGTACCACTCATAGTTCCATTCCTTTCATGATGTGTGTGATAACGTCCACAGTCCAACCATTGCCAAGCATCTTGTATCTTTGTGTATTGCTGACGTGTGCAGTGTACCCATCAGGTACAGTCTGCAGTCGCTCACATTCAAGAGGTGTCAGCTTACGCCACGTCATGTCTTCGACAACCACACTGTCTT